AGATGCGAGAGTGTTGCCTGTGGATACACTGATCTTCTCTTGGCCCGGGGTACGCAGAGTACGTTCAATGCGGTTCTGAGCCATTCCAATGAAGTCATTGATAAGATCATCGGTTGCATCATTACGATTGAGGAGACCTTTAACCTTGTCTCTGACTTGTTGGAGATTCATTAGACTTGCTTGTCCGTGGTCACGAAGTATTCAAGGCCCTCAGCTTTGAGCTTGGCGATGATCTTCTTGTTAGATTCGTTCCAGAAGTCGAACCCCTCGCTGATCCACTTCTCCACCACGCATACGGGGATGGAAGCTACGCGCTGGTTATTACCTTCGCGGACACTGTTGGATTCATTGCGCTCGGCTGCGAGGCGGTCTAGGAACTTCGAGGGGATTTGCTGGACACGCTCAATAATGTGGCCGTCCGTGTTCTCACTGATCGAGCGACCAATGTCGTGATATTGATATGTCATAGGTGTAAAAGGCCCCGAGTCGCGGAGAGTAAGCACGACTAAGGGCAGAAAGGAGATGAGGTCCCTAAGGACCCCAAGGGTGATGCAGAGGATGAGACAGAGGTAACCGGCAGTCTCCCACCGGTTATCCCTAGGTTCCTTACGGAAGCGTCGGGTTTGCGCCGGTAAGGCCGATGATCGCTGCCGAGGCACCATAGTTGACGTGCTTCAGACCGAACTCACCAACGATCTGCTCGCGGTGTCCGTCGCCCGTAACAGCCAGCGGGTTGCGGAACCATGCACGGAGCGTGCTGATCTTCCAGTTCATCGGATCGAACAGGAGAGCCGAGTCAGCCTTCATGAAGCGGTTGATGACAACCTTCTGCTCACCGAACGGCGACACGTACAGGTCCACCACGTTGACGATGGCCTTCTCAGCACCGAAGTCACGCAGACGGCCAGCAGCAGCCGAGAAGCCAGCCACGATGAGCGAGTCAGCGGGCTTGATCATGAAGAACTTCGCCTCACCACCGTTCTCGTACAGCTTCTGGTTGGCCGACAACAGGTCACCTTCGACCAGGGCAGTCGGGGTAGCCGTGTGGTCAATCGTGGTCGCAGCAGCGATCAACTTGTTCGAACCAGCATCAGCGCCCCAGACGTTACCAAACTTACGGGCCGTGGTTTCGTTACCAACCGCAGCCGTCTGAGCGATACCAACGAAGTGGTACTCGAGTTCACGCTTGGCTTCTGCGGACTTCTTCGAGAGTTGGTACGCCGTTTCCTTGGCGCGACCATAGGTGCTCACAGCGTCAGCCGTGTTCGACACCTTGACGGTCTTCTGGAAAATCTGGGTGTAGTTGCTACGCATGTTGGTAGCGTTCAACGTGCTATCCACCGCGTCTGCACCTTCAACTGCAGCGTTCGTCGCAACTTGTGCGAGCGAATCTTCCTGCCATTGGTACAGCGTGTTCTTCACCGTATCGCCCTTGACGAGCGTGCTGAACGGCGTGAGGGTCGGGCTGATGTTGCTGATGACATCGCTGATGTCTTCTTTCTTGCCAACCTGATCGTACGTCTTGAATGCGGTATTGCTCATGGTATTTCAGTTCCTAAATGGAGAGAGGGTTATTCCTGCGCCCAACGGGACAAGAAAGCATCTGCAGCGTCATCGGTAGTGCCCGATTGTTTGAGACGTTGCATGGCCTTGGTCGTCTTATCGACCTTGGTGTCATTCGCGCTGACAGCCTTGGTAGACTTGAGGACCTTCTTAGGCGTGTTGTTGACCTTCTTGGTCACTACACTCTTCGCCTTGTCGAACTGCATCGCCTTGTGAATGAACTGGATGGCGGTGGGGTTCGTGAGACCATTGACGATGGCTTCGTCCATACCTGCTGTGATAGCGTAGGCACGAACATCGTCGTAGAGCTTCTGGTTCCAGCCGGGTACTGTTTCTGTCAAGACCTTTACTGCGTTTGCAGCTTCAGCCTTGATTGCTTGTTGACGTTGTTCACCAGTGTTCTTGACGAACGTATCAACTTCCTGGGTGATGAAACGAAAGTCTTCCCATGCAGCTTGGGCTTCCGAACGGAGGGCAGCGAACTGCTCGGTATCCAGTTGCTTGCTTGCGACCAGCATGTCGATCTTCGAGTAAGGCTCCCAACGGGCAGCACTCTTCTGGTAGATACGATCAAGCTGTGCAGCAGCCTTCTGGTTAGCGGCTTCCACTTCCTTGCGTTGGGTTGCAACCTGCTGAGACTTCTTCGTCAGTGCCGCTTCTTGACCATAGAGACGCTTCAGGTCCTTTACGGATACCTCGAGTTCCTCGTCATCGACCTTGATCTTGACTTTGGCTTCGTCATCGAGAGTCTTGCCTTTCTTTACAGGCTCCTTCTCGGTGTCTTCACCTTCGTCATTCTCATCAGTCTCTTCAGATTCCTCATCTTGAGGGTCCTCATCGGATTCTTCTGCTTCCTTAGGCTCATCTTCGGCCTCGTGCTCGGTCGGTTCATCGTCCTCTTGAGCTACGTCTTCGTCCTCAGGGCTTTCGGATGCCTTTTCAGGGTCCTCATCACTCCATCGAGACAGAAATTGTTCTGCTGCGTCCTCTTCGGTAAGGCTGAGGGCGGCAGCGGTGTTGCTGTCGACGCCCGAACGGGTAGTCGTGGTCATGTTTGGTTACTCTTCAGTGGGGGTAAGAAGCTGAGTCTTTGCATAGACCCAACTTTGGAGTTCTGCGGTCACATCTTGGAGGGCACGAAGTTGCAGGAAGGCGTTCTCACGCGTCCCTCGGGCTTCTATGGCGCTCCCTGTGATGGCCGACAGGTATTGGTTTGATAGCTCGTTCACAGCGACTACGAAGGCCTCTGTTTCCAGAAGCACTTCAGCAGCCAATCCGCGTTTGAGCGTGAGTTCTTCGCTCATGTGGTAGGTTTAGGTCTTAAGGACCGCTTGGGTTTGAGGCGGATACAGTTCAAGTTCCTTCTTGGTCAACTCAAGTTCCTGAGTATCCAAGGCCACCTTGGCGGTAGCAGCGAACTCTTCAATATCCAGCTTGCGACTCTTGATCATCTGTTCCATCTTCTCTTGCATCTGCTCAAGGGCCATACGCATCTGCTCAATCTGAGCGTGATCCGATACCTTCTGAGCCGAGGTCTGAGCAAGGTTCTCTTGGACAGCGATCTGACGTTCCTCGAGTTCCATCTGCTTGGCCTTCATCGGGTCAGGCTGGACAGGCGGGAGGGTCTTAGGATCGGTGATGAACTGTGCGAACTGCTTGATGCCAGTCTTATCGAGGGCCGTGGCCATCAGGGCGTACTTGTTCGCTTCAGAGTAGAGGCGACCAGAGCCACCATCGACTGCCGAGAGGGACGTATGGAGACCCATGTACTTCTGGGCCTCTGCAGCCTGTTCGTCGTAACCAAGCTTCAGTTCAACGGTACAGGTGACCTCCTCTGTCCATTCTTGAGGATCAACCTCAACGAAGTTACCAGCGAGTCGAGCGATCTTCGGCTTCTTCTCGTTGGCTAGGACCAGCCGGTAGACCTCGAGGTACAGGGGCTTGATGAAGCCATTGGCGAAGTTACGAGCGATGATCTTCTCGCGTTGCTGAGACAGGCCGACAAGGTTCTCCACCATTGCCTGACTGTTCTGCTTCGACACTGCGTCCTTGTTGAGACCTTGGGACAGCTTGGAGACCCCAGTGACCTCTTCCTTATCGTCATCCAGCAACTGAATCGTTTGGAATACGAAGGGATTAAGGCCCGGCTGTGGGATAGGAATGATGCCATCAGGTCTCGTCACGTTCACCAGACCACCCACACGGTTCTCTAGGAGTTCCTTGGGGTTCGTCAGGGCACCCTTCACCACCATCATGCGGGGGTTATTGGTGATGACTGTGTGGTCCAAGATGCCACGGACCAGGACTGTACGAGCGTTCTGCGTAGGGATTACACGGGCTGCGTAGTTGGAGCCATAGAACGCATGGGGCAAGGGAATTGGCGTGAAGCTCAGGAACGGCTTCTTGTCTACCTGTTCCTTGTCCAGAAGGGTGTTCCCAGCGATGGTCACCTTCCAGAGCTTGGCGACCCCTGTGCCTTCCACGTCGACATTGAGGTATGCCTCGTAGACCACGATGTTCTCTACCTGCTTCTGGCCCATGTCCTCATCGAGATTCAGAAGGTTCGCACCGATGTTCTCGAAGCGAGCAAGCTTCTCAGGGTCCCTAGCGAGATCATCGTCACCTTCGTTCTCGTCAATGGCGTACACCTGGTTCTTGGTGTAACCCATGGCCAAGAGGTCCTGACGGGTCTTGCGGGTTCTGTGGGCAACGAAGGGAGCGGCCTCAATCGAGGTAGCCGTCGAGGTGATCAGGAACTCCTCAGGGGGAATCGGATCAACCCGAACCTGACACTTGTCAACCTTGCGAGTCAGGGTGCCATTGAAGGTGCCAGTCTCAGGGTCGTGCTCAAGGGAGACATTGGAAACGTCAGGGTGAGCCGAGAGCATCTCTGCACTGTCGACATCCACATTGCTGAACTCTTCTTCTTGATCCTCGTAGCACTCATCCCAGTAGACCTTAGCGATCCCTGTACGGGCCATGAGACCGTCTTGGATGATGTCTGAGAAAATCTTGTAGGAGTCGTTCTGACGATGGACCACATAGTCAGCGTACTCTGTGGCAATCCGCATAGGCTCAACGTCATTGGCGGTCTGCGGGTCAAACGTTACGATCTTGTTACCAGCGGAGAAGGTTTCCAGAAGTACGGCCTTCAGGGACTCCACTGCGTCGAACACGTCCATAGAGACGTACTTCGAATTACCTGCATGTGCGGGACGCGGGCGCTCGCCATGGTAATACTCCATGACATTCTTGCGTTCCTCGGACAACTTGGAGTCGTAGTAGAGCACGCTCGATTGAACGTGTTTCTCCACCATGATCTTGAGTTCGTCGTCGTCAACAGGCTCAAACTTCTTGGAAGCCTTAGCCATTGTTTAAATCATCTCGATGTAATATTCAGAAGTGCTCTCCACGGGAGTGAAGTGGCCTTCATGTATGAAGTTCGCTATTGCGAGGGACATGACGCAGTCATCAAAACAGCCTGACTCCGCTTCCATCTTTCCATCGTCCTTGACCACGTAAGTAAGGCACTCACGAAGGGTCAACTTGTCGTAGACCTCAATGTCCTTCTCACGGTACGCAGCACGGAGCTTGTCGATGATGAGAGGCTTGGTCTTAACGGTCGTACGGAAGCCGTAGGTGATGGTCTCGTCCTCGGTCTGTGTGTCGACCTTGGTCTCGAAGTAGACGTTGGGATAGGCAAGGTCTTTGCCCAAGCGAGTAGCAGTCAGGATGCCGTGGTTGTTATTCTCGACGGCGATCTTGGCGGTGTTGAAGAAGTGCCCAAGCTTGTCTAGGACGGTAGCGAAGTAGTCAGGATGTACTTGGGACCTGTAGATACCTACCTGTCTCTTTTTGGAGTCCAGAATCTGAGCTACGGACCAGTCACCACCTCGGAGACCCATGGCAACGTCAGCGCCAATGTAGTAAGCCTCGCCGGGGTCAACCGCCTTGTAGAGCAGAAGGTCCCCTCGAGGAGTAGCCTCAAACTCGTCACCGATAAGCTCGAGGCGTTGCTTGATGTCAGGGGCGTCATTTATCAGCGTCTGCATCTGCTGCTGGTTGAACACAGGGCGTCCAGTGGTCAAGAAGGCTTCATCAGCACAGCAGGGGTATTCCTGTTGAAATAACTCCTCACCGTTGATGGCTATCTTGTGCCTACGGAACATCAGTTGCTCGTCGTCCAGCCCGTACAGCTTGACTAGCTCCTCTTCCTTAGGCGTTCTTTGGAACCCTTTGGGAACAGGGGACCGGTACTCTTTCTGGAGGAACCATTCGATGAACACAGGTTCAAATTCCGACTTTCCTTCTACAGCCGCAGTCCATATATTGTGAAAAGGGTTTCCAATGCCATTAGCCGTGGACTCGATGAATACCATCGTGCCGGGGGCGTTAGGGATAGCTTGGAACAGGCCGTTGATGTTGTCTTTGGCTGTAGCGGGAGGATAGAAAGCTGCTTCAGAGAGGTGGGCAAGCTGAATCGTTTCGCCACGCCCAATGCCCTCACCACCAGCCGTAGCCACCATATAGGAGCTATCAAGCAGGTTGAATGCAAGTTCTTTACGTGAGGAGTATTTGGTCTGTGGTCTAAGGGCCTCAGGACATGAGTCGTGGTACCGTTTGCACATGTCAAAAAGGGCTTTGGTAGATTCCCCCAAGTGCGTAACCACGATTGCCTTCACTGCCCGGTGTTGCGATACATACCAGTAGAGCATCCCTTCAATGACGGTGGAGAGACCTTGCTGACGCCCCTTAAGGACAATCGCTCGAATCTTTCCTGTCTCTTGAAGCTGCTTCATACACTTCTCGACGAAGATCGTTTGGGCCTCATTGAGAACCAGAGGCTCAATAGAACCCTCTTTCGTACGAATCTTTAAGCAGTGTTTGGCGTAGAAGGTGAAGTCTTCTAGTAGTCGTTTACGGACTGCCAGTTGTGGGTCCATAGTGCCCTCGTGATGTTAAGTAGGCGATTGCCGCCTCCAAAACAGAGGGCGAATCTTTTAGTTTTCCGATACCGCTATTACAGTTTGTGCAGAGAATCCCCCGCACCTCACCGGTGGCGTGGTTGTGATCCACGACAAGTCTTCCTACAAGGTCACCGCATATCTCACAGCGGTTGCCTACAGCTTCCTTCTTTGCCTTTACCTCTTCTCGGGTAAGGCCAAAAGTGCGCCTGTAGTAGCCTTCCATAGCTAGGCGGTTGATGTTGTCGCGGGGCCGAGCGTTAGCGTATGCACGCGCACAAGCTTTACACTCAGCCTTTAGACCGCTGCCAGTATTTCTGGCGTCTTTCCCAAACTCGAATAGTGGCTTTGACTGCCCGCAACGAGTGCAGGCCTTAAGCTCACACACTATTTGTCATCCTTCATTTCAAGAGCGAGGTCATTCAAGAAGTCCTCGGCTTTGCGCACATTCATGGTCGTTTCCGTTGCCGGTTTAGCCAAGGTGTACGTGAGGAGCAAAGCAGCGGCTGAAATCTTGTCCTTAGGGCTAATGTCCTTGCGGCGCATCTCC